CCTCACTACCGCACGCCGTGAGCTGGGTTCGACGATTCGCATACGCTTACGTTGCCCGAGTTCTGCTGGTGGCTCGCGCGTAATGGCCTGGCCGATGCTCTGCCGGAAGATGCCGCACGTCAGGTGCTACGTATGCCGAAGCCGGTGATCCGTTCCGTCACCCGCGAAACCGAGCTTGTACCCGGCGAACGCCTCGGGCGCGAAATAGTGGAGGAAGTGGCTAAGCAGGTGCTGGCGCTGAATGTCGATCCGGAAACGCCGGAATCCTTCATGCTGCGTCCGAAGCGCCGCCGCTGGGAGTGTGAGATGTACACCCGCTGGGTTAAAACGCAGCAGTGCATGTGCTGTGGCAACCCGGCAGACGACCCCCATCACCTGATAGGCCACGGACAGGGTGGAATGGGTACAAAGGCGCACGACCTGTTTGTGATCCCGCTTTGCAGAGCGCATCACGACGCGTTGCACGCTGACACCGTGGCATTTGAAGAAAAGCACGGCAGCCAGTTGGTGTTGCTTTTCCGTTTTATCGATCGCGCACTGGCTATCGGCGCGCTGGCGTAAATTGTGGAGACGCTATGAACCTTGAATCATTATCGAAATTTTATTCCCCGAAATCACCGAAGCTTAACGATCAGACGCCAGCGACCGGCGGTGTCGCGCTGACTATCACCGATGTAATGGCAGCCCAGGGCATGGTGCAGTCGAAAGCAAGTCTCGGTTTTAATCTCTTCCTGGCGAAAATGGGGATTCAGGATCCGGCACCTGCTATTGATGGGCTGATGCAATATGCGCTGGCGCTGAAAAATCCTGTGCTGGGGAAGCTGAGCGAGAAGGCACGCGGTGAAGTTCTGCCGGTGCTGGTGCAGTTTGCTTATGCAGATTATTCGCGTTCGGCAGCCAGTAAATCGCCCTGCCCACATTGCGAAGGGAAAGGCGTGGTGCGGGAAATGCAGGACGTGGTTAAGCACCCTGGCGTTAATGGCGTAGAGGCAACGGTTAAGCACGAAGCCGTAGAAGTGATGTGCCAGCACTGCGCGGGCAAAGGAGAGGTGGGCACGGCCTGCCGCGGCTGTAAAGGTAAGGGGACCGTGCTGGATGAGAAGAGAACCAAACTCCACGGCGCACCAGTCAGGAAAGTTTGCGGTCGTTGCAACGGAAACCGCTTCAGCCGTTTGCCTACAACCCTTGCGCGGGCGCGCATTGAGAAGATTATTCCCGATCTGAGAAGTTACCAGTGGTATAGCGGTTATGGAGATGTAATCGCGCTACTGGTAACAAAATGCTGGCAGGAAGAGGCTTTTGCCGAGGTGCAACTGCGCAAAGTCACAAGATAGCTGCGTTATCGTGATTTTTAGCGACACGATGCTTGCAATATCCGAAAAAAATGGTTAGGATTTTCCTAACGATGGGAGTTGTATATCTCACGTTAAAAAATTATTTCAAGACCTCGCTCGGCGGGGTTTTTTATTGCTTAAAATAGTCGATTCTGTATCTGTTAAAATAACTATCTATCTTCATGTTTTTTGAAAATTGTTGATTTTAATGCTGATTCATAATCGTTGATTTCAGTGATTGAAAGGCTATTTTCATACCTTTCTACATACATTTCTTGAAGTATTTTTATGAGTTGCTCTCGATTAAATTCTTCACGGGGGTGATTTTTCATTAAGCGCAAAATTGCTTCGCCTACAATAGTGTCAACATTTTTCACAATGGTTCCTTAGTAATAATCATTGGTCGGAACCTAGGGAAAAGTTGTTTTTTATCAGTAGGTTTTTGAGTAAATAATTTTTGAGTTAAGTGATATAGATTGTTCAAGCATACACGCTTAAACTTAAAAATAATTTTTTTAAAAGAAAAGATTAACTTCTCAGATATTTCTGTCCCCTTTAAATGGAGTTTTTTTCTCGTGCTGCCCTTAGCACATCAGTCGGAAAAACTCAGATAGCGTACTAAACCTTCTAATTCTTATTTTTAAAGGCTGCCATCTGGCGGCTTTCTTCATTTCAGTCCACAGGAAAAGCATCAAGCCCAAGCTGTCGCATGCAGCCGAGTCTCCTGACCCTTTAAATCACACAGCACCGTACCGTTTCAGGCGGAGGTGGAGATGAAACGTATGCCGGACAAAGACGCTGGTTTCTGGGCAGGTCTTATCGCCTGGCTATACAGCCACAAAACAGAATGGGGATATGCGGGCGTGGCGGGCATGTTTTCTTTGCTGCGCAGCGCCTATGCACAGTCCTCATGGAGTAAGCGTGTTCTCGACGCCGTATCGTGCAGCGCACTGGCATTCTTCGCCGCGCCGACGCTTCAGGTAGTCGGGGGCGTTCTTAACTGGAACGTGCCTGATACCGCCGCTCAGGTTTTTGCGGTGTACATCGGGTATGTCGGCAATGACTATATCAGCGAGAAGCTGCGCGGGTGGATTAGCCGCAAAACGGGAGATAACAGTGAAAATCAGTCCTGACGGTATTGCCCTGATTAAGCGCGAAGAAGGCGAGCGCCTGAAAGCGTATCGCGACACCAAAGGCGTTCTGACGATCGGCGTCGGTCACACCGGGCCGGTGGATGGCCGGGCCATCACTCCAGAGCTGACAATCAGCAAAGAGAAATCAACCGCACTGCTTCTGGCTGATATCGCCTGGGCTGAGAAAGCTATTAACGCCAGTGTTAAGGTGCCGCTCACCCGGAATCAGTATGACGCGCTATGCAGTCTGGTCTTCAATATCGGCAAAAAGGCTTTTGAAGATTCCACCGTCCTTAAGCGACTCAATGCCCATGAATATCACGGTGCTGCCGATGCTTTCCTTATGTGGAAACGCTCCGGTAACGATCCGGATATTCTCCTGCCGCGCCGCCAGCGTGAAAGAGAGGTGTTTCTGACATGAACCCGATCAACTTCATAAAGAACTATTCGCACATCATCGTTATCGGCCTGATTTGCGTTGCGCTGTGGGGACTGAATGCCCGTAACGCCCAGTTAACTGCCACTAATGAGCGGCTGGAAAAGCTGGCGAACAGCAAGGACGACCAGATTAACGATCTGCGCTCGAAGAATGACGGACTGGCCGCCAGCGTGGGCGAACTGGTTACCGCCGTCAGGCAGCAGAACCAGGTGATGTCTCAGGTCACTGAACAGCGGGCTGTAACCGCACAGCAGAACCGGAAGCTACAGAATGAAATCAAACAATACCTTGAAGCTGATAAGTGTGCCCAGTCTCGCGTGCCTGACAATGCTGCTGACCGGCTGCGCGCCGCAGCAAAAGCCGCTGGTGGAGTACCGGACAATAAGCCAGCCGCAAATCAGCCTGCCGGCAGATCTGACCTCCCGCATTGATGCACCTGAGCCGCCTGACGCTATGACATTTGGCGACAGCGTTCAGCTCAGTGCGCAGCTGTACGGACTGGTGGGGCAGTGCAATATCGATCGTGCTGCCATCCGGCAGGTCGAAGAGAGCAGGCAGAATGTTGCTGGTGGGCTGGAAAAAATGTCCCCTCCGAAATGAAATCCGGTGCTTCGGAGGGGAGACCAAAACGGTCGCTCGTTACGTATAACAAGCGAAGCATACTGCAATCCAGATAAATGGATATATCACTTAAATCAAACGAATAATTTTTTTTTAATTATTTGAGTTTTTTTGCGAAAAAAAGCCCTCCAGGTGAGGGCGGCAAAATGCATGCTTGATTTGAACAGTCACTTCTTATTGCTTCGACGAGCTCATCCTTGAGCTACCTCTGAGTGGGTAGGAGCCACAGTGAGGAGATTTAACTGTTGCACACAATTCCCAAACAACAAGCGTAAGCGGTGAGCATTAGGAAGAATCTTACTGGATCAGCAGATTTAACTGCTCATGCACTGCCTGTAATTTATTCAGCATTCTATACTTTGCGAAATGAATACGGAGGCAACTATGACGTTCTTCATTGTCTGGGAAGCATACACACGCGACTGGCAACTGATGCAGAAGGGCTCACGCTTCATGAGCACTAACGATCCTGACATCATCGATGTTGATCTGGCCGACTATGTGGCAGACATGGCGAAGGCACTGGGTATTGAGGAGAAATACCTCGTAATCACGTCGGTTCAATCGCTTGGATTTTTGAACTAGCCTCAGAACTGCTATGTTTAGAGCTTCATAAATTTAATTGAGGTCTCCATGCCATTTAGCACGCTGATCAAAACCATAACAATTTCAAATGCTGTTTCGGGGGATTTCAAATTCGAGATTTACCAGAATGAAAAGGCTCTTTTCCATGCGGATATATCCCGTAAAAATCCACTCGGTAAATGGGAGCAGTTCCGCAATAAGTTTAGATTTAGCAAAGCCTTAGATGTTGAAGAAGTTGTTGAGCGTTGTAAAAAACTTGTTGCTGATCAATTGGTTGCTGTGAAAAAGTAAGGTCGTCTCGGTACGGTCAATTAGTATTCGATCAAGCCACTGGCACCCGCTGGTGGCTTTTTTATTGCGCCTCATCCATCCAAATTCAGAAGGTAACCGCATGAGCGAAGCGAAACCACAAGACGGCAGCACCGTAAAAGGCTACCGCACTTTAACCGATGGAGACATTGAGCGTATGAATCGCCTCAAAGGTGTCAGTCGCCATTTCTGTAGCCTTCTCGATACCGAGCGCGAAAACGTAAGCGCTGAGCTTTCTGAGACAGCGAATCACTCTGTGGAAGCACAAGAAGCTGCGCGCTGCCTGGCTATTGCCCGCACCAAAATGCAGGAAGCCTGCATGTGGGCATGTCGTGCTGTAGCACGTCCAGACTCAGACTGCTGAGTTCATCATCAGGCGCATTTGCGAGTGCGCCTGATGATGATAAAGTCTCCTCTTTGCACTCAGTAAGGAGTGGCTTATGCAGCAATACATTGTTTATTTCAAGATGAAAGATAGTGCACTTCAATGGTCAAAGTTTTACGCACGTGGCAACTCGGAATCTGAAGCTCGTGCGTACTTCAATGAAAAGTATCAGGGCATACAAGTATCTAGAGTACTAGGGGTAGTTCATCCTCGCGATGAGCGAGAATTCAAAGCTCGCCACGGAATAAATTACTAACCGCCTGTGGACGGCTTTTTGTTGCCATCACCAAGCGGCAGACATTACAGCAGGCATTCACTGAGTGCCTGTGATAATTTTAAATTGTGGGAGAATTGCCAAGGCTGATTGGCGTGACCGGTCGTTCTTGTGGCACCGCAGACCTAGATCGTTAAGCCGCAAAGTCGGAGATCAGCACCGACCACCACAACCCATCTAAGCCACTGGCATCCGCTGGTGGCTTTTTTATTGCGCCTCGCATGCGCTAAACAATCGAGAGTCTTTCAGTCGTGAGCCTGGGGAAAGCTGCTTTCTCGGGCTGCTGTCCCATGCGACAGGCTCACATCTAAAAGGAAGCTTTATGCATGTCACTATCGATGGTGTTCCGTACGCGCCTGTCTGCACTCATGCCACCAGTCGTATCGGCATAGCCATATCTACGCACAATCGCGCTGCTGTTTTAAGCCAGGCGCTGGAGCATCATCTCCGACATATACCTGCCGGCGCGCTGGTGGTTGTCGTTGATGATGGTTCACAGCCACCAGCTGTGGCGCCCGCTGGC